CTAAAACACAAGTTGAGATTTTGTGTAGATATTGGTTGTCTGCACCAGCATACATATATTGTATATCAAATGTGTTAGGAATAGTTAATCTAGCCGCACTACCTTGTACCATCTCTGGTAACATATTTAATTTAAATGCTTTTACAATTTTTTGTATTTCTTCTGCTTCGGCTGCACTTTTTGGTATCATTTTAAAATCATACTGAAATGACCTTTTTGGAATACCTTTAAATGCAAGTTCCATTCTTGGTGCTTTGATAAATCCTCTTTGCATTTCTACAACTTCCATTGCACCCTCAAGGCCTGGTATCATATCTATTGCACCAAGTGCTTTTCTTATCATACCATCACCTATTTCAGGCCCAAGTGCTTTTAGATTTTTATTTACTGTATCTGCAAGAGATTTACCACCAACAATGTCTTGATATGCTTGTGCTCCTATTGCTGCAGCTGCACCTATTTCTGTATCTGTATAGTTTGCACCATATGAAACTGCTACAGATGGTGGCATATAAAGTGCAATAGCAGTATCCATTCTAACTGTCGGTGGTCTTTTGACATGAACAGTAGATATCTTTTTATATTTTTCTATTCGTGCATCATCTTCTGCTTTTTTTGCTGGTGCTGAACCACCAGCATTTCCAGTAGGGTCTTCTAATACTTTTCCATTAACATCTTCTGTATGTCCATGTTGTCTATTTGCTTTAGCTAAATTATTTTTTCCTTCAGCTTTATTAGCTTGTTCTTCAAAAGTCAATTTTGCATTTGTTTGTTGATTAATATAAAACATAATGTAATGACCTTGATTACCAGTTCCAGGCGGGCCTTCTACATCAAGTGGAAATGAATAGTTTTTAGTACTATACTTAGTTTGAGATAATCCAGCAATATCTGATAGGTTTGAACCTTTACCAGCAATACCTAGAAGTCCACCTCTAATATTTCCTGCTACTTTTTTAAGTGCTCTTCCAGCAAGGCCTTGTGCTGCACCTTTTAACGGATTAAATGCCATGTATAAATACTCCAGTAACTTCTATTTATAAAGATAAACATGGCATATAGTGGTAAATACATTCCTAGTAACCCTAAAAAATATAGGGGTAATTATTCTCAAATAATATATCGTTCACTTTGGGAACGTAAACTTATGGTATATTGTGATAAGAATGAAAAGGTTCTTGAGTGGGGTTCAGAAGAAATCATTATACCTTATGTATCGCCTTGGGATAATAAACTGCATAGATACTTTCCAGACTTTTATATGAAAGTCAAACAAGCAGATGGTTCTACTAAAAAGTTTATTATAGAAGTCAAACCCAAGTATCAATGTAAACCACCACCAGCAAATCCTAAGAGAAAAACTAAACAATGGTTGAACTCTGTAAAAACATGGACAATTAATGAGGCCAAGTGGAAGTCTGCAAATGAATTTTGTTTAGACCATAATATGGAATTTAAGATTCTTACTGAAGACCACTTGAATCCAAAGTATAAATAGTAATATGGCACAGAGTAAATTTATACAATCAGTTGTTAAAGCTGCAAAAGGTAGACCAAAATCTACAGAATGGTATCGTGAAAAGATAAAAGAGTTTGGTAAGCCTGGCGCAATGGATTTGATACGAGATGGTAAAAGGAATAATAGACCTTTTTATGGTCGTTTAAATATGTTCTTCTATGATCCTAAATATAAGAAAACATTACCATATTATGATACATTTCCTTTGGTGTTACCTCTGGAGAGATATGATGATGGATTTCTAGGTATAAATTTACATTACTTACCTATGACATTAAGAATAAGGTTATTGGATAGATTAGTGGATTATAGTAACAATACAAAGTTTGATGAAAGTACAAGACTTGCAGTAGATTATAGTAAATTAAAGAATTTAAATTTAATTAAACCAACACTTAAAAGATATCTTGCTGGTAGAGTTAAGACACAGTTTCGTAGAATAGATGCAGATGAGTTTACAGTTGCAGCTCTATTACCAGTTCAAAGATTTAAGAAAGCCTCTGCATCAGAGGTTTATTCAGATAGTAGGAAGATGATTTAATGGCAACTGGTTTTGGTGGATTAGTAGATGCAGTAGCATTTGGTGCTTTAAATGAAGTTCTAGGAGAAATTCGTGGTAAAGATGGGATATCTAGACCACATAGATATGAGGTTACTTTATTTCCACCAACTGGAAGTCGTGGTTCTGTAGGATTAGGTAGTAACGTATTCTCTAAGATTATGGGAGAAGCATTAGGAGATGGAACAGTTCGTGCAACTGGACTTAAATGTGAATCAATATCTTTTCCTGGCAGGAATATGGATACCACAGAAGATACTAATATCTATGGCCCAGTAAGAAACATTGTTAATGGTTTTACTTTTGCAGATGTAGCTGCAGTATTTCAATGTTCTACTGACATGAGAGAAAAGAAATACTTTGAATCGTGGCAAAGATTAAGTTTTAATCCACAGACGTTTGCAATTGGATATTATAATGATTATGTTGGTTCAGTAGATATTCATGCACTAGATGAACAAAACAACAGAACTTATGGTGTAAAACTTATAGAAGCATTTCCAGCAAGTATAAATGAACAAGGATTAAGTTATGCAGAAAATACCTCATATCAAACTATAGGTGTTAACTTTAAATATCGTTACTGGCAGAACTTAACAGACGAAGCAAACTTACCAAAACCACTATTGACACGAATTGCAGAATCAGCAGTAAATACAGTAACAAGAAGAATTACTGCAAATATACCAAGTGTACTTAGAAGATTATAAAGGATGAAACATTATGGCTTTACCAAAACTGAATACTCCAACCTATGAGTTGGAACTACCCTCTACTGGCGAAAAAATTAAATACAGACCATTTCTAGTAAAAGAACAAAAAATTCTTATGATGGCCCAAGAGGGTCAAAATGAAAATGAAATTGCTGAAGCTATGGGTGGTTTAGTTAATGACTGTACATTTGGAGTTATTGACTCAAAAACATCTCCTATGTTTGATATAGAATATATATTTTTAAAAGTCAGAGGAAAATCAGTTGGTGACAAAATAGAATTAAATGTTACTTGTCCAGATGATGGTGAAACTTCTGCTCCTGTGACTATAGATATTGATGAAATACAAGTTCATATGTTAGAGGAACACACGAATGAAATAAATATATCTGGTGATGTTAAAGTATTTTTAAGATATCCAGTATTATCTGATATGAAAAATGTAAAATCAGATACTAATAATGTTGATAAAGTTTTTAATATTTTAAATAATTGTATTACTTCTATTCATTTTGGAGATGATGTTTATAATAAAGTTGATTTAACAGAGAAAGATATCAATGAGTTTGTAGACCAATTTACAAGTGAACAATTTGATACTATGGTAAAGTTTTTTGATACAATGCCTAAGATGCGACACATAGTAAATGTAACAAATCCAAAAACAAAAGTTACAAGTGAGGTTGTATTGGAGGGCCTTGAATCTTTTTTAGAATAGGACTATCTCACGATAGTCTGTTTAATTACTATAAAACTAATTTTGCATTGATGCAACACCATAAATATAGTTTAACAGAACTTGATAACATGATGCCTTGGGAAAGAGAAATTTACATTAACTTATTAATGCAGTTTATTGAAGAAGAAAATAAAGAAATAGAAAAACAAAAAAGACAGTAATAGAGGGAGAGAACTATGGCTGAAGTAACAAAGACTGTAGACCCAAAGATTGCAGCCAAAGATACAAATGGAGATGGACATATTTCTTTAGAGGAATATGAGATGGATATGGAATTTAAAAGAAAAGAATTAGAAGATGCAGATGCAATGCGAGATGCACAACGAAAGATGGCATGGTTTGCTCTCTTTGGTATGTTGTTATATCCTTTTGCAGTTGTATTGGCAGTAGGTGTAGGACTGACAGAAGCAAGTAAGATACTTGGTAGCATGGCAAGTGTTTACTTTGTATCAGTTGCTGCTATTGTTGCAGCTTTCTTTGGTGCTCAAGCAATGGGTAAAGGTAAGAAGTAATGGCAGAAGAATCACAAGAGATTAAAAAAGGGTTTTCTAAATTTTTAGAAAAGTTTAGTGCTGATAATGCAGAAAAAAGAGCATCTGATAAAATAGCTCTTGATAAACAAAGAGAAGAATTGACACAATTAAAAGCTACCATTGAGGCTCAAGGTGGGGTTGCATCAAAAAATGCTGAATATAATAAAGCAGACCTTGACATAAAGAACAAAGAATTTAATTTGCAAAAAAGAAGTGCAACAAACAAAGGTGCCCAAGAAGAAATACAAAAAGAACAAGATGCAGCTAATAAAAAACAAGGTACTATTCTCCAAAAAATTGCTGGTGGTATTAATAGTATTGGTCAATCCATGAAAGACTCTGCAAAAGCTGCTCTTGCCTCTGCTGGTAAAGGTCTTATGGGTATACTAAAAGGCACACTTTTTGCTGGATTATTTCTTGCAGTTGCAGCTTTCTTACAAAGTCCTTTATTTGCACAAATGGTTGATTATCTTACTAATACAATAATACCAGCACTTATGAATTTTTATGAAAA